AACAATTGGCACGCACAAATATGCGGCTATTGCTGTGGAAAGTATAACGAAAGTCCAGAACAATAGAGACCAGTTAGCACTGTATGCTGGAAAATTGGGATATGCCCTCGGCTTGGATGTGGACGACACACTAGCTGGGCTACCCGATAACTTCAGCCAGACAGTCGGAACACTGGCGGCGGAGAATACATATCACGACTATCTACGAGCTATACAGTATCTTGATGATGCTAATGCCCCGGCAGAGAGTCGGTATTTTGTTATTTCCCCGGCTGCCGAGGTCGGTCTTATGAAGGCAGACATATATACGAATAATGATTATTCCATGCTACACGGTGAAGGCCGTAATACAGCGTTGGAGTTTGCGTATGTAAGTTCTTTCCTTAATATCCCAGTCTATAAAACTACCAACGTGGAGGGTACCAACTCCGCAGGCCACGACAACACACTCTTCCAGAAAGAGTCTATTGCTCTGGTTATGCAGATGGCGCCCCAGATGCACAGCATGTTTGACATCGACTACTTTGCAGATAAAGTAGCTATCGAGCAGTTGTATGGTACGCAAGAGATGAGGGACGACCACGGCGTATGGATTAAAGGAGCTTAAATGGCTACTACGAAGAAGAGTGAAGCAGACCCATTAGAGGCTATTCTAGAGAAGCTGGGGGCGATGGAGCAGAGAATCTCCACTATGGAGACTAAGGCTACTGAACCCCCAGCCCTACGAGTAACACCAGAACCGGGCAACCCATACAAAGATAGGAAGGTTGTACAAGACCACCTCTTTGCGTCGGCGCCCAATCTCCTCAGCGAGGGGGATGTAATAAAATTGAAAGATGATACCGAGAAAGCTCAGACTATAATGGCTAACATGGATAAGCTGAGACCAGAAATCCAAGCTAACATTAAAGAGAAGGGTATTCTCGGCGTAGTTGAAGACTACAAATTAACAAACGCAAGAACCGCTGACCCCAAGTTTAGGATTAATTTCCCCGGCATTGGGTCAGATGGGATTAATATGTCGGAGTTAGAGATAGTTGAGCGAGTCTAATACAGGCGAAGAAGTACTGGTTGATACGGCTGCCATACAGGAAAGGCTGGACAAACGTAAGGATAACCCTTACTCCAGACTGGAAGGTAGTTGCCATATGCCAGTAGACGCCAGCAGTGGACTGAAGAAGTCCCACTTGAAGAAGACAGCAGATACATTTCTAACCGAGATGGATAAACGTGGATATATGCTATCCTCTCGACTGAGCCTGCTAGGGCCATTCGAGGCGGTAGAATTGGATACTAGTAAGCCGCTCCCAGAGATGGAAGAGTGGCGTATACGTGGAGTATTCAAGAAAGATAAACCAGAGTTTCAGCGGATATATGTTGACCCGGATTTGGTGAAACAGGATGCTGAACACTCACTAACAGCGGATAAGCTATAGGAGAAGATAATGGCTAGAAACCCGGTACAACATGTCCCGAGCCGTCAGAACCTTAGAAATACACTGGGGCTGGCTAGGGAATTTGGATTCATAGAATTCAATACAATCGACCAAGTAGAGTGGTGGGATGACTTTATAGGTGATACCATACACGGTGGCTATGTCACCGTTACTAATGGTACAGGCGCAGATGCGCTGGCTATTTCCGCGACAGGAATCAGCGGAGAGGCAACGATTAAGAATGGTACGGCAGATGACGCTTACTCAGGATTTGGTACAGGACTAGAGTGGTACGGTCAATTGAACTGTGCTATGGCGGTCAGGCTGAAGATTGATGACATTGCTGCCGTCAAGATGGAAGTAGGATTTACAGACGCAACAGATGATGCTGGAGCTTGTAACGACCTTGATGGTGCCTCATTCACAGCTACAGACTGCGCGGTGTGGGCGTTTGATACAGACGACAGTACAGATAACTGGAAGCTGGCATCAACCCCCGACGGCGGCACTACAGATACGGTAACTGATACAAGTATTGCACCTGTAGCAGCTACATACGAAACTTTAATTGTGGCGCTGGAAGATACGGCGGCACACTTTTATAGGCTGGACTCCAATGGATATCAAACATATAAGGCTTCCCATACTACAGGGCCATCTAAAGACGTAGCGCTGACACCTTGGGTGTTTACGCAGACGAGAGAAGGCTCCGATGAGAAGACAGTTACAGTAGACTTCATCAAGGTTTGGCAGAGGAGAACCGTGAGCTAATGGGAAATATGTCACAGACTATGTTCTCCAGTTCCTTAAGGGGGGCTGACACTTACACGAGTACCGCTATAACTAACCATACTGCTAAGGGTGGAATATTCTTCCTTGACATTACGGCTGAAGGCGGTACCGCAACTCTTGATGTTAAGATACAGGGGCTAGACCAGATAAGTGGTGATTGGTTTGACTTAGGTAATAACGTGATGGGTACAGGAGCTTACGCTTTTGCACAGGCATCCGCTGTAACTACTGGGCCTACAGTATTAACTGTTTACCCCGGCCTGACAGCAAGTGCCAATGCAGTATGTACCGGTATATTACCTGCTATATTCAGAGCGCACGCCACAGTAGCTGGGTCTTCAACCCCTACATTTACTTTCTCATTAGGTGTTGACTTAATAGAATAAGGAGGCCACATGGCTAATGAACTACGCCATTCTGACGTAGGTACTGCTCTGTCCAAGACGGAGTGGGAAGCTGTAGGCTCTCATGTACTAAACAGTCAGGCAGCAGGCGACTTAATATATGCCTCGTCAACGAGCCAATTATCTCGTTTGGCAATAGGTAGCGCTAACCAATTCTTGGTTACTAATAGCGGAGGGACTGCCCCAACATGGACAAGCAGTCCTGCTGTTGTTACAGCTATAACACCAGACGCTTCAGACGGTGCCACACTTGGTACAGCCGCGCTGGAATGGTCTGACTTATATCTGGCTGACGCCGCAGTAATATACTTTGGTGACGATGATGATGTAACATTAACGCACGTTCATAATGATGGTCTGTTACTGTCTAGTACTGACCAGCTACAGTTCGGAGATTCTGGTACATTTATACACCAGTCATCTGATGGTGTGCTGACAATACAGTCTGATACAACAGTTGATATTAATGGTGCTGTCGCCCTTAATGGGGCTATCACTGGCGCAACTAATATTACTCTCTCAGGAGAGCTAGATGCTGCAACTTTAGACCTATCATCATCTGCTGATATAGCAGGAGATTTGGTTCTGTCTGGTGGTGCTGATGGAGCATTACAGTTTACTAATGCTGGCGAAAACTCTATTAAGATTCCTGACAACCAAGCCAGTGCTTTAATCATTGAAGAAGCAAACAATGCCTACATAACATTTGTTACTACTAATAGTTCAGAGGCTATAACAGTAGCCAAGGCTACGACATTCTCGGCAGGTATAACTAATGCAGGTACAATCGCTGCTGGTACATGGAATGGTACAGCTATAGCTTCTACCTATATAGCAGCCGATGCTATTACTGGAGCTAAGATTGCTGACGATGCGATAGATAGCGAGCATTATACAGACGGTTCTATTGATACCGCACACTTAGCATCGGATGTTATTACTGGGGCAAAAATAGCAGATGACGCAATTGACTCAGAGCATTACACAGATGGCTCTATTGATGCTGCACATCTGGCAGCCGATGCAGTGACAGGCGCAAAGATTGCAGATGATGCGATTGACTCCGAACATTATACTGACGGCAGTATCGACAATGCTCACATAGCAGACAACGCTATTGATTCTGAACACTATGCAGATGGGAGTATAGATAACGCCCACATTGCAGATGACGCTATCGACAGCGAGCATTACGCTGCTGCTTCTATAGATTTCGCTCATATCCAGAACGTAGCGGCTAACTCAATTCTAGGTAGAAATGCTAATAGTTCTGGTGTATTATCTGAAGTGGCGTTAGCTACTACTCAGATTCTAATAGGCGACGGTACAGGATTTACAGCCGCCGCATTGTCAAGTGATGTCACCATGACCAACGCAGGAGCGGTAACCATTGCTAACAATGCTGTTAGCCTTGCTAAGATGGCAGGGTTAGCAAGAGGTAAGATTATATATGGAGATGCA